GGACGGAAGAGACGTAAGGAAATAACGCGCCTGGAAGAAGAAATGCATATAGCGCGCCTTACTGCGGCCAAGGCTCTTTTCGAGTCGGCCAACCTAGGCGAGAGCATCCAGTCCAATTACGCCGATCCAGACCCGGATGAGGCAGAGTGGAGCCCCATATATACCAAGGGCTCGGCGGGCCGGGCGCTTACGGGATCGACCCACGAGACTATGCGTAAGGAGGCGAGGACTCTCGCCTTAACGAACCCGCACGCTCGTGGCGTACTGAGGTCCCTGGTTAAGTTCATACGCGGCCAGGGGTTCCAATTCAAGCTGTTGTGCGAGGATGCAGTCATCAAGGCCAGCGCCGACGACTACTGGTATGACTTCTGTAGGAAAAACAAGTGGGTGAGGCGCGAGCGCGAGATTATCCATAGAACCTTTCGCGACGGTGAGTGCTTTATTCGCTTCTTTGATAACGACCGGGGTACGGACGTGCGCTTCGTCGATCCCAACCTCATCGGCGCGCCGCCTGAGAAGGTGGACGTGTCCGACGGCATCTTTACCCAGAGCGATGACGCTGAAACGGTTTTGGGGTATTACGTCAAGAGCGGTTACAATGAAAGCGATGCCAAGCTGTTGACGGCGGCGGAAATGCAGCATATAAAGATTAACGTGGATTCGGACGTGATGCGTGGAATCTCGCAGCTTTGGTGCATCAGGCGCAGGTTGCGCCAGTACGATACGTGGCTGCAGGACAGGCTCGTGCTGAATAAGATCAGGACGGCTATAGCCATGGTCCGGTCGTGGGAGGCCGCGTCGCCCGATCAGCTCCTCGCCTTCGCCGAATCCCAAAAGACGGAGACCAAGACCGACTCCAAGACCGGGGACAGTTATCGAAGTAAGATGATTCATCCGGGATCGATAGTCGATGTACCGGCTGGGATGACGCTGGAGTTTAAGTCGCCGAACGTAGACGCGAGAGACGTGGCCGTGGACGGTCGCGCCATCTTGCTGTCGGTGAGCGTGGGTGCTGGTCCCCCGGAGTATATGGTCACGGGCGACACCAGTCAAGCCAATTACGCCAGCACGATGGTGTCCGAGAGTAACGGGGTCCGCGAGTTCCAAGACTGGCAGCAAGTTTTCGGTGAAGAATTCCATGAGATATGGTGGAGAGTGATCGAACACGGTATGCGCCTGGATGAAGTAAAGAAGCAGGTCAGGAACTACAAGCTCCAAGTTGTAGGCCCCTCAATGATCGCCCGCAAGCCCTTTGACGACGCGAGAGCCGGTCAAATTCTCAGCCAGCACGGCGTCATGTCTCGCGAGACGTGGGCGGCGCGCGAGGGGTTGAATTACCCGGAGGAGATGAGGCGCATGGCCGCCGATGAATACAGCATTCAAGCAGGCGGCAAGCCCCCCGATGCCGATGAAGAGGAGGAACCTGAGGAGGAGGCGTGATGGTCATCGACTCCAAGGGCCTTGCCAGAATCCAACAAGACTGCGCCGACGACATCGTAGCCTACACGCTCGCGCTGGTGTGGCAGTCTCAAAAAATCGCCAAGTCGGCGATGGGAAGACTGGCTGCGGTCCACGACGATATAAATAAGAAGATGAGATGGGGATACCCTATTCCGGACGGGGCCGAGCCCCCGGTGATGATAGACGCCGGGGCGAAGGAGCGCTTGGTACTTGATCTCGTGAACATACGCGGGCAGGCTATAACGATTGAATACAACAGGCTGCGTGAATGGCTTATGGAACAGGCTCCCGTCGATTACCAAGTGATGGAGTACGCCACCCGCGAGTTTCCTAAAATGGAAATAACCGAGGCCGAGGAAGAGCGTACGTTTCCCCTGAGCGAGACGCATGTTGATTGGAGAGATTTCGCACGTAAGGCGCACGTGTTTAGGGCTCCGGGAGAAGCGGAAGTGGTCAAAGCTATCATGGCTCCGGCACTGTGGGACGGCAAGTCGATACTTGACCGGTTTGATGATTTGGGGGAGATCGAGCGTCGTGCCATATCGTCATCCATCGCTACGTCGCTGCGCGAAGGCGAGGATATGGCGCGGGCCTCGCGTCGGTTGCGTGGGGTGACGAATACGACCGGGAGGCGCGCCAGTACGATCGCTCGTACGGAGATTATGCGCGTGAGTGACGAAATGAGGTTTTCGTTCTATGACAGCAGCAAAAACGTAATCCAGGGTCTGCAGTTTATGGCCACCTTGGACGAGCGGACGTGTGAAGTGTGCGCGATGTTTGACGGAATAGAATACTTTTATGAGCATCCGCCGCTGATTATGGACATGCCTCACCCCCCGATACATCCACTGTGCCGGTGCACCACGGTCCCCATCTCGCGGTTCTGGGAGATACTCGGTGTGCCCCCTCGTCCAGGTACTCCAGGAGGCTACCGAGCCGGGACGGGTATCCGCGTCAGTATGGATACGAACTTCGGCACATGGCTCCGGCGTATGGAGGAGAAACAGTCCGGGTACGGAAGACGCATCATCCGCAGTAAGGCCCGGTACGAGGAGTGGCTGGGTGGGGCGGACCTAACCGACATCGAAGGTATCAAGCGCATGGCCGTCAACATGGGCGCTCTCCCGGTATCGTAAGGTTGGCCGTTAACGTTCCCTGTTGGTATAAGAGATGAAAGAGGAGGAGTGTAGAAGATGCCCTGGACGACCGCCGACGTTGCCAGTAAGACGAAGGCCGCTAAAACCAAAGCCCAAAAGGAACGATGGGTCAGCGTAGCCAACAGCGCGCTGGCCTCCTGTATAAAGGAACGCGGAGCGTCGGCAAGGGGCCGGTGCGAAGGATACGCGATACGAGTGGCGAACGCAGCTGTTAGAAGGGGGGTGGCTGAGAGCAAAATGGACGACTTTATCGAAGTAACGGAGGCTCTGTCGGGGATTGGCCCGGACACGCGCATAGATAGAGAAAACCGCGTCATTCACAACGTTGCGGCTTTATCCCCGAACTCGGAGAACGAGAGATTTTACGAACCATCGGCCATGAGTCAAGCGGTCGGACTGTTGGAGGGCAAGAAGGTATTCTGCGATCACCCGGATTTGAGGGACCTCAGTAAGACGAGATCGGTGAGGGATTTGATAGGCCGCTTACGTGCGGTCAACATCGCGGCCAGTAAAGTTCGGGCCGATTTCCATGTGTTAAAGGGTCAGGAGTGGGTAATGGACCTTGCTGAATCTGACCCGGACGCGGCGGGGCTCTCCATCAACGCGCGGGTCCTCGCCCGTCGAGGCAGCGATCCGCTCAAAATAGTCGGCTTCGATAAGATACGCTCCTGCGATTTAGTGACCGAGCCCGCTACCACCAAGTCAATTTTCGAGTCAAAGACACCCACTGAGGATATAGTGGACGTACTGAAAGATTCCGTGGATGACATCATAGGGCTCCTGGAAAATCAGAGAGCCGATGTCCTTGAAGCAATCAGAGAGGAGGTGAAAACCGATATGGACGAGAAGGCTGTCATAGCCGGTCTGACGACCGAGCGCGACGGACTCAAAGTGGAAGTGGACGAGCTTCAAACCAAGATGGACGCGTTGGAGGCAGAGAAGAACAAGGACACGCGGCTCTCGATGGTGGAGCAGAAGATAAAGGACGCGAAGCTGGCTGATGGGATCGTTTCCGACTTCTTTAAGGAGCAGCTCCTAGAGGCAGAGGACGAAAAGGCAATCGACGCGCTGATTGCGGATCGCGTGAAGTTGGCTACGGCTGGAAATACGCCGACCTCTACTGTAGGTGGGGAGCCGGAGCTAACATCAGAACAGCTTGTGGAGGCGATACGGGGCTCGGAGTAGAGGCCGAGTCGAGTAATTTCCCGGAAAGCGGACGAGCAAAACAAAGGGAGATCGAAGAATGGCAGATACGGCTAGACATGCAAGAGGCTACTCTGAACCAAGAATGATGGGAGTGGCCAGTGCAACGGTCATTGAGATCGGCGACCTGCTGTGGTACGACGTGGCGAATAACAACGTCATCAACATGGCGGCGCTGGTCTTCACCGACCTTGCAGGCGGGCAGCTCCGGAGTCATTTCCTGTTTGCGGGCGTCGCGCTCAGCGCGAGCGCCACCCTCAAGACCGATGACATCCGGGTAGCGACGGCAGGCGTGTTCAGGATGGCCTGCGGGTCGGCTGCGTTTGCGCTGAACGACCTCGTAGGCATCGACGACAACGCTGGCGCGACCGCATACATGGACCAGCAGGTTATTCAGGTGACTGACCCGCAACTCGCTATAGGGCGCGTGGCGAAGGAATACGCCGCTGTCGCGACCGAGATCGAGATCGAGATCATGCCCCGCATCGTGCGCGGTGGTTGGGGTCCGGAGCCGATTCGGCTCACGGTAGCCTGCGCGACCGATGGCACGACCACGTACATCATCTTCCCCACGGCGACCAGCGCCGAAGGCGCGCCGTTCAAGTTCCGCGTGCAGGATTGTCACATCATCAAGACGCACGCCAACGGTGGAGCAGGAGACACGTTGGAGTTGAAGAACGTGGCGAACGTCATCGGCACTGTGGTTTGCAACGTGAACGACACACTGCGCGCCGACGTTCCAGGTCTGAACGACGCGTACCACGACGTGGCCGAAGGCGCGCTGTTCAGCATCACGGCGACCAAGGCAACGAGTTCGCAGATGATCGCGTACATCGACATCCAGCCCATTTAACTAGGCTCTAGACTGTAGGAGGAGGTGATTACACTTGAAAGGCATCGTTTTAAAGAATCTGGTTGAAACGAAAGGCTCAAGGGCGGTATCGAGGCTCTTGGGCGACCTCCTGAGGGAGGGCAAGGTTCAGCCGGACGACTTCTCGGTGCAGGAGTTATGGGAAGCGCTGGTTGGCAGAATGAGCAAAACTCTGCCCACCGCTTACCGCAAGTCCGGATTTGTGGACGTAGCGGAGGCGGCTGTGGACACCACGGCCTTCGCAGACATCATGGGTCAAATCCTGATGTCGAGAGCCATGAACACCTACGCCGGGCAGGGTTATATCGGGGATAGGCTCGTCGATACCATTCGTACCACCAAGTTGGCCGAAAGGGCTCCCGGCTTCACGCTGCAGAACGACGTGGCCGAGGTAGACGAGGGTATGCCTTACCCCGAAAGCGGAATGGGCGACCAGTACGTGTCGTTCCTCTCAGGCAAGAAACGCGGCGTCCTCCTATCCATCACGGAAGAGGCGATTTTCCGGGACGAGACCGGATGGCTGTTGCGCTCAGCTGGGGAAGTCGGCGACTACGTGAGGGCGGATAAGGAAGGCCGCATAATCAACGTGGTTACCGGTACGACCAACGCTT